CTATGATTGAAGAAATATTTTTCGAAGACGTTCCTGAAGAAGAAATCTTCTATGAAATTATAGGCATAAAACAAGTTGAGGGCGTGTTTATTGCCAATTGGCCTTTTACAGAGAATCCTATGGACAAAGCTGAACACATGTCAGATGAGGATGTTATGTTTGTGAAATGTCCTGAATGTGAAGAAGTCTTTCGTATTGCTGAAGATGGATGGGATTGGTTGGTATGTAAAAAGTGTGGGTTTAAAATTATGAAAGATCAATTATTGAAGTTGGGCAAACATTGGGTTGTGGTTAAATTGGGCAAGGATACCCATAATACTAACAAATAATCCCATGAAATCGTGATTTTATAGGGTTACAGATCCCATCAAATACTGTATTAATAAATTCTTGGGGTAGCCTAAAGATTCGTCTGACCGCAAATACCAAGAAATTACGTGCTCAGAAAAGATTAGGGTGAGTCCGAAGTCTAAAGCTGGGCGTAAGACCCCTCTTGATTACATGTTAAAGTCAAGAGGGGAATGATTTAAAAATATAAAATAGAGTATTCAATGCTATGGTTTTCTATCCATGGCATTTTTGTAATTTAAGTAATAGTGTCACCTTGTAATAAGAATAGGATGTAAATATGAAAATCGTATTAATTGTTTGTGCTATTGTATGTTTTGTAATCAAGGCCATTGGTATTCCAACTGGTCAATTTGATATGATGAACGCAGGTTTTGCGTTCCTTGCAGGATCACTTTTAGTCTAGGTAATAATTAAATAGGGTGAAAATGGAGGTTATTATTTGAGATAGTAGCTTCCATTTTACTATTATTGGTGGTAATTTACCCATGAAATTGTGGTTTTATGGGGTAAAATGCCGGTGTAGCTCAGTAGGTAGAGCGTCCGCCTTGTAAGTGGAAGGTCATGAGTTCGATGCTCATCAGCGGCTCTTGGTAATACAAAATTATGGTAGGCGAGTTGCCCACCTTTATATCTTTATACAAATAGGAGATTAGTGATAAAATGGCAACAGCTAGTAATGTGGTTAAGAAAAAGGTTTTGGTTAAGAAGAATAAGATTAGTGAAAATGAAATTCAAGTTTATTGTAGAAAATGTACAAAAACCAAACCATCTTCTGCTTTCTACTCCGCAGTGGACAGTTTAGATACAAATGGATTTTTTTCGATCTGTAAGGAATGCTGCAATATCATATATGAAAATAATTTTGCCATTGAAAGAAGTTTTGAAAAAGCATTATTGCGTACTTGTAAAATGGTTAACTTGGGTTGGATTCCAAATGCTGTAGACGCAACAAAGAATCATATGGATAAAAAAAGAGCAAGTGGACAAGAAGATTTTACTGTATTTGGTATTTATAAGAGCAAATTAATGACTTTGGCAAATTTGTCAGGGGATAAGTCTTTAACTTTTGAAGAATATCCTACAAAAGAATCTCTTGCTGTGAATACACCAGAACAAGATGCAAGCGAATCTTATCAACAATTACAGGATTTTTGGGGTAAACTTCCTTACGAAGACATACAATTTTTACAAAAAGAATTTAATGCTTTGGGTGGGGCAGATGCATTTAAAGATGATCGTCCAAAAGCAATTCTTTTGCGTGAAATATGTTTTCAGATGTTGGATATTGAAAAAAGTAGGGGTGAGGCTGGTATTGAAAAGAAAGTAAAGGCTTTGGCTGAATTGATGGGGAATTCTGCCATTAGACCAGACCAAAAAAAAGTTGCTGATGGGAGTAAAAGTTCAGAAGCGTATGGTGTATGGCTTGCAGATATTGAGAAATATCGCCCTTGCGACTGGTATAAGGACAAATCTATATATAAGGATGTGGATAATATCAAAAATGAGTTTGAAACACATGTATTAAGACCATTTCTTAATTTTTGGGGATTCCAAAAAGATTTTAATTTTGAAGGCGCAGTAGATACAACAGAAGCTATTAATGATGAATCTGCTTCTTTGGAGGAATAAATGCCTTCTCATAAAAATTTTCAAAGAGATGAAATAAAAAACTCTAAAAATACGGATATATTTAAACGTCCTGAAATAATTACTCCAAAAAAAGCTTCGCAAGACAAAGAGGAAAGAATTATAGAGTGGTGTACGTTCTATAGACGGAATATACATCACTTTGTGGATCACTACTTTGGTATAAAATTACATTTTATGCAAAAAATATGGATATATTTGATGTCTATAAGTGATTCATTTGTTGCTATATGTAGTCGTGCTGTGGGTAAAACATGGCTTTTGGCAGTATTTGCTTGTGCCAGAGCGGTGTTGTACCCACGCTCAAAAATTGTGGCGGTGGCAAGCACAAAAGACCAGGCGGGTGTACTGGTGGGAGATAAAATCACTAGTCTTATGAATGATCATCCCAATTTGGCGAGAGAAATAAGCAATATTACTACAAATATGAACAAATGGCAAGTAGATTTTCATAATGGTAGTGTTATCACTATTGTGGCTAGTAAAGATTCGAGCAGAGGTAAATTGTTTGCCCATTAATATAGTGATATATTAATTGTAACGGACAAAAACGGTGAAAACTGAAATGTCAATACCGTGCTAATTTTTTAGATTTCGAATAGGCTAAAAAACAGTGTAACGCATAGGAAGTGAATAAATATAATCTTCCCAAGAGTGTCCGTATTCCAATAATATTGGAATAAAATATATGCTGAACTTATAGGAATTAAAACTATAAGAATATAAAGATAAAAAACTTTATAGATAACATTTTTTGAAACGTTCGAATTTTACGATTTACGAAGAATTTCGTTTGATTGATAAGGCGGTTCTTGATTCTGTAATTAGACCTTTTTCTGCGGTTCGTCAAGCACCATATTTAAATTTAGACGAATATAAAGACGAAGCAGACTTGATTGAAGAACCAAAAGAAGTTTTTATATCATCTGCATATCATAAAGGATTATGGTGGTATGATGAGACAAAGAAAAATCTTATATCTATGCTTAAAGGTGAAAAATCTGGAGCAATTTTTTTAGATTATAGTTTATCTTTACTTTGGAAAATAAAAACTCCCGCGTTGATTCGCAGGGAAAAGTCAAAAATGGATGAAATTACTGCGCTAGAGGAATATGATAATATCCCATGGGGGGAAAGTACAAAAGCATATTTGAAATTGAGTATGTTTGAACGTGCTAGAAAAATAGAAAAATCATTTTATCCTCAGCGTGATGGATTTTACAAAGAAAAAAAGAATCCTTACGCCATAGAAAAACAATTGGACGAAATAAGATTACTTTCTTGTGATATTGCGAGTAGAGGAGGTAAAGCAAACGACCTTTCTATTTTTACCTGTATGAGATTAATTCCTGAAAAGAATGGGTATAGACGTGAGGTTTGTTATATGGAGTCTTATTCTGGCAAAGATAGCATGTTCCAAGCATTGAGGATAAAACAATTATGGGAAGATTTTGAGGTAGACGTTATTATTTTGGACGTTGCCAATATCGGCGTAAATGTGTATGAGCAATTGGGAATGGCTACTGCTGATGGAAGCAGAAATAAAGAATACCCTGCGATGACATCTATGAGACACCCAAGTTTAGATAGTGCCAAATATGAAGAATTATTGACGCATACTAGATCATTAAATGCCTTGCCTGTAATTTATCCAATTAGCGCAGATGCAAAACTAAATTCTCAGATGGCTGTTGAAATGAGAGATAAGCTTCAAAAAAGAATGATTGATTTGTTGGTAAAAGATACTGATGCCGAAACATATTTGTTAAAGAATAACAAAGAGTTTGCAGACAATAAAACAGAATCAGATGTTAAAGCATGGTTTTTGCAAAGTTATGTCCAAGTTAATCTCCTTGTAAATGAGTGTATTAATTTGGAAATGTCTGATACTGCTGCCATGAACGGATTAATCAGATTGGAACCGTCTACTTCAACAGGGAGGAAAGATAGGTATAGTAGTGTTTCGATGGCAAATTTTTATGCAAGTTTATTGGATAAAGAGTTGTTGCAAGAAACTGATGGTAGTGATGATTGGGAAACGTTGTCTGGGTTATTTCAGATGTATTAATGTAAGGAATTTAATTTTGTGAAAAATAGAGGAACGGGGTCGCTCCCTTATACTGTACTCCTGAACAGTTGTTCCTCTATTAATCTTTATCAGGAGTAATAATTTTCAGGAGGATATATAATGAGTGAGAAACTAAGTATTGAATATGTGCGAAATAGGGTAGAATCTGAAGGATGTAAGCTTCTCGATACAGAATATGGTGGGGCGAAATCTATTTTGCATATAATTGGAATATGTGGGCACGAGTATGAATCAAATTTTGGAAGTTTTAAATTTCAAAAAATTCACAAATGTGATAAATGTAATAGGGCAGATGTAGTATCCAAAACAAAATTTACATATGAATATGTTAAAAATTTTATTGAATCTATGGGTTGCGAATTATTAGATGATATCTATCTTAATATTAACGCAAAAATGGATATAAAAATGTCTTGTGGGCATATTATAAAGAATTCTTTTAGGAGTTTTAAAGAAAGTAAATGTCTCATGTGCTCGGATTGTGCTCATAATAAGATATCCTATGAAGAAGCAAAAATGGCAATTGAGAAATATGGATATATTTTATTTGATGGAGAATATAATAATAGTAAGGATTATTTATCATATGAAGATTCTTTTGGTTATAAGTACTATGCTCCATATATTGAATTTAGAAGAAATATTATTTTGAAAAATAAGTTGTTGCGAAGATACGGCAAGCATAATCCTTATTCTTTGGATAATTTAAGAAATTATTTAAGAATTAATGATTCTAAATATAAAATACCAGATGGAGAGGTTTTTGTAGATATGGCAACTAATATTACAATTATAGATAATTTTGGATACAAATATATAGTTGCTCCAAACGAATTGATGACTTCTATTAGAATAGGATCTACTTTGAGACCGTATGATTTATCAAATATTTACACTATTGAGAACATGAAACATTATATTCAAAAAAATAATTTTCATTTTTCTCTTTGTGAAGGGCAAGTGTATAAAAGCGCTTGGACAAAATTAAAATTTGAGTGTAAAGACTGTAAAAAAGGAAGATATTTTTTTGAAACAAGATTTTATTGTATAGAAAATGGAAGAGATTGTAATACGTGTTGCACTCAACATATTGACGAAATTAATAATTTAAAAGTAACTTATCCAGATATATCATTAGAATGGGACTATGAAAAGAACTTTCCGGCAACTCCTGAAAACACTTTTCCACATACTTTAACTAAATATTGGTGGAAATGTCCAGATTGTGGATGTTTGTATTTGTCTGCTGTAGCTAAAAGGACGGGAGAAAATAGAGGGTGCCCGAACTGTACAGAATCTACCTTAGAAAAGAAAATCAGAAAGACATTGATAAAATATGGTGAAAATTTTGAAGCCCAAAAATGGTTTACAGATTGTAGAAATATATATCCCCTTCCTTTTGATTTTTATATTGCCGATAAGAATATTTTAATTGAAGCACAAGGAATTCAGCACTTTAAGGTGAATGATTTTTTTGGCGGAGAAGAAGCATTTAAAATTAGGTTAAATAATGACAGAATAAAGAAAGAATATTGTGAAAATAAAGGGATTCAATTGATTTATATTAATTATTATGAACATAAGGATATTGATAATATTATAAGAGATAAAATAAATTCTAAAAGAAGGGAGGTGGAATTAGTTGCCTAAAACAAAAACAACAACTATTCAGAATGCTCCTGATTTAATTTCAGAAGAACAAGTGTGGACTTCTTTAGAATTTGCTCAACAATTAGGGAGTTTATATCCTGCTACCTACTCACCGCTGATTTTAAATCAACGACTCCGTGATATGAGTTTGCTTAATACTTCGGAGATAACTCAAGAAAAAGCAGAAAAAGCTCTTGCAAATCCAAAGAATAACGAAAGAGAACTTCTGGCAATTTCTGAAAATCTTGAAGTCACATCCACAACATATCGAAGAATTATAGATTATATCTCTAACCTTCCTTCTTGGGATTGGACTTATGCCGCAATGAATATTGATGATATTAATGAATTTAAAAGTCCAGCCTATAAAAAAGATTTAAGAGTGGTAAGAGATTTCTTTTATAAATTTGATCATAAAAAAGAATTTTCTACTGCATTAAAGCAAATGCTTCGTGAAGAAGTATTTTTTTGTTCTTTCAGAAATGAGGGGCCAGACAGGTTTGTATTCCAACAATTGCCTTCGGACAGGTGTATGATTACTGGTAAGTGGGACTATGGTACGCTATTTAGTTTTGATTACACTTTCTTTCTTCAGGGTGGTGTCCCAATAGATGGCTTTGCTCCAGCTTTCAAAACAGGATTTCAAAACTTATTTGGAGATAGTAGTAATATTATAGATTATATTCCTATGAGACCTGTTGATACAAGAGATCAAAATGTCTATGCCTATTGGGGAGATATGTCCCCAGAGGACGGGTACTGGGCCTTTAAAATGCAACCTGAAAAAAATTTCAGAACCCAATACTTCAGTGGTATGTTCCCAGATTTAGCATTACAACCTACAATTAGAAATTTACAAAAAAATAATTATCT